TTAAATTTTATCCGCGTGGTGCATCAGGACGAATTTATCCCACAGCTGTTCTTCATTCTCGACGTGTGCCGGATCTTTCAGAATGGTATTTGGGATCGGGCAAACCTTCTGGCAGGTGGGCGTGTCGTAATGGCCCACGCATTCGGTGCAGCGGTCGCTGTTAATTTCATAAATGCTGTCACCCATCGAAATGGCCTCATTAGGGCACTCCGGCTCGCACATATCGCAATTGATACAGCGCTTAGTTATTAGTAAAGACATATCAAGCAGTTACCGTTAAATCAATTTTAAATCAGTAAGTTACGACGATTTCCTATCGTTCTATATTATTAACTTACTGTATGTTGATACAGTGCAATTAACACTGATAAACTCAATCCAATAACACAAAGCAGCAACACATAGCGTTTTTACTCACGAAAAACCAATGCATGTGTGAGCTTTAATTCTGCGCCTCAGCAGATAAGGATTGAGAATGCCGCGCACTGTAACACAGAAACCAGATAGCCCCAATAACGACGATGTTTTAGCCGCATCAGAAAAATGGGACGCCTGTAAACCTCCCTATACCAGCACACACATTAGAATCTGTGTTGCTGCTGCGAAAACGATCCTCTCAGCATCTGGTCTGGCCCGACGGTCGAAATACGAGAAAGAGAACTATCTCCGTATTGATTTTAGCAAAGCCGGTAAGGTTACATTTTACGCTGAATTTCCCAAAAAAATGGGGCTGAAGGGGAAAAAGCTGGGGGAGTGGCCCGAACTGGCGATCCAGCTAGCCCGAGAGAAAGCGGCGGAAATGGCTGGAGATGGCCTCCGATCAGAATCCGTCCATGCTGCGATTGAACTGTACCGGGATGACCTTAAAGCCAAAGTAGTAAGGCAAAAATTGAGTCCGGATAGTTTCACCACTTACGGGGTACGCATTGACAGGATTAAGGCAACGTTTGGTGAGCGCGAAGTATTTAGCGATGTAACATACAATCGGCTGGTGGAGGTACTGGACGAGTGGATCGCCACCCGCTCGAACAATAACGCTCTGGAGTTGTTCGCCGAACTCCGCAGGCTCTGGAAGTTCTGCTCCCCTACGCTTTGTAATGGGCGCAACATTGCGGCCAGTCTGCCTGATGATTATGTATCCTCCCGCGTACAGAAACCCACCCCTACACGTCTTTTTACAGACATTGAATCAATCGCCCGCCTGTGGTTGAACGTGGCGGCCTGTCCATCAATACATCAAAAGAATGCCGTTAGGTTTATGATCATCACCGGCGTACGTCCGATTAACATACATAACCTGCGCTGGGACTATGTAAACGAGGATGCTGGCGAAATTATCTATCCGGAGGGGGTTATTGGTATGCGTGGTGCTATGAAAACACAAAAGGCTTTCCGCCTGCCGATAACGCCTGAACTTCGACGCATTATCGACGAGCAGAAAGCCTGGCGTGACTCGGTTCCTGAATGCAATAAAGATTATGTGTTCCTGCAGCCGCGTGACCCAATGCAACCGTTCTCTAAACGGTCTCTGGATAAGCTGGTAAAAACATACAGTCCAGAAGGGGCAGTCAAAGGATTGAAGCATGACGGGACGATTAAGGGGAAAGAGGGGGCATTTAATACGATGTGCCGTAAATTCCTCAAGAGCAATGTAATTGCCCTCATGAAGGAAAGAGGCTATTCCCGATCAGACCGAAGGGAAATTAGCCTCCTGTGCCTTCATCACTCCAGCAAGTCAGATGACCCGATGGCAGAACACTACGACTTTTCGGATGAGATTTTGCAGGAAGAGATCGCGCTGAAGCGTGAAGCTTTCGAGGCTCACGAGCGTAGCATACTAGCGCAGGCTGCTTTGATAAGGAGGAGGGGTTAGTACTGACTCCGGCATTTTTCAATGAAGGCTTCGACATTTTTACGTTCGTAGCGTACTACTTTTGCGCTAAATTTAATTGGTGCCAGTGTGGCGCGATGCCTGTGTGTTGTATTCCACAGGCATAGGGTTTTTTGCGTAATGCCCAATTTTCCACATACCTCATCCGGAGTGAGCAGATCATCAGGTTGTTCAGCCATATTACACCTCATATGCTTTTTATTTGTGAACAAGTCTTTGCCAGATTGCGGAAACGTATTTAGCCTGGTGTTTGGCATCAGCCAGAGCGTTATGCCTATCACCTTCAAACGGGATATCGCGGCGAGGGTTAATGCCTATGGCCCGACCTAATTCGACGATGGTTCGAACATCGCGGTCATTCCAGAATTTCCAGATACATGGTAAAAACTCCCGCTCATAGTTGGCACGAAGGATTACGTTGTCAAATGTGGCACCATTACCCCATACCTGAACTTTATCAATATCGGTGTTATCTAGAATAAATGTATTCAGCTTAATCAGTGCAGCTGAAATCGATATCGCATCCTTGTCGCAAATAGCCTTTCTAGCCTCTTCGTTTTGCTGCATCCACCACATAATGGTGTCAGGGTCAGGTACGGCACCACCATCCATCGAACTTTTCAGGCTGACAACGCGATAAAATTCTTCGCCGAGTTCACCAGTTGATGGCTCAAAAAATACTGCACCGATGGAGACTACTGGGGCATTGGGTTTATTACCCATAGTTTCCAGGTCGATCATTAAATGGTTCACGTTAATCATTCTCCCGCGCTGTGGTTGCAAAATGCTCGACACCTTTAACCCAAATAGCTTTGATAGTCGTCCAGGTGACAGGTACCGTGATTTCAATTCTCCCGCTGCCGTCACAGGTTTCACATTCATCATCACCAAAGCATTCCGGGCAGTTTACGAACTTGGTTTCTGAAAACTCACCTGATAGCGCCCCCTTTGCGCCGTTCTCAGCGGTTAACCTCATAGGCACCATCGCGTAATCATCCGGAATTACCGGAGAGTTGCCAGCATTTGGATGCAGAGCGCGAATCCCTTCGGCTAATTCTTCCAGGGTGGATGAGTAATCACGCTGGGCGTCATTGCCGAACTCGAAGGTTCCGGTATCAGGATCAGACCATACATGCTTGCTGTCGTATGCCTCACGCTGCTGATCAATCCATTTGGCGGCGGCTTCAATGCCATCGCGATAGAAAGTGATTACCGGCGCTGGCTGCGCGTGGGGATAGAGCGGCGTTACAATGACAGCATCACGCCATTGCTCCGGCTCGCAGCGTGTTAAGTGTTTTTTACCGCTACGAGAAACCCACGCATACGCTACCGGCTCGCTGTCCATTGCGGTCAGCGCCATGCGGGCCAACTCCCTGACAACTACTGGCGGCGCATGTCTGTCATTCAGGTCATCCCACAGCTCGCACATTTTCTTGCTATCGTCAGGATGAACATCTTCGTTAGTACCAGCCAGTGCGGTAATAACTTCGTCGGCGGCAACAATGATTTTCTGTGCCTGCTCTCTGGTTATGGTTGATTTGGTCATGGCCTAATCTCCGTTCTGCCGCCGAGTATGCGTATTGCAATCCGCTCACGAAGGCTGAGTTGCCTGCGGTTTCCTCTGGCGTTTATGATTTCGGGCCTGCCTGCAGGCGGATAGTGAACCCGAACAGACTGCCCATCTAACGCATGGGAAGCCTCCAGGAGCGCAGATTTTAAATGTGCAGGGCATTCATGCTGCACTCGCTCACCGTCTGAAATAACGCCAGCAATACCCTGCAGAGTTGACGCCAGATTACTCAAATAATTTTTCATATCACTCAGCCTCCACCTTGATGCCAGCGGCAGTTAGTATCCGCTCGACTTGTTCCTGATAACCCTGACCGCCTGCGCTAACAGCTTGCGGCAGCTTCACGGTGACGGTGCGGGACTCCAGCTCAGCGATGCGCGACCTCAACATAGAAATAGTGGTTTCGTAGCTCTCCGCCATCCCGGCCACGCCAGCGGTGTTTTCCGCCTGCGCCTTCTCCAGCGCCTCTACCATAGCCAAAACTTCAGGATCACTTACATCGACTACCGTTATGCGTGATTCAGCGTAGTGGTCATCGGCAAGGCTTCGGCCTTCAGCATAATGACAACCAGTTTCGTCATAGATAGCGCCAGCACAGCCATAAGTGATACGACTTGCCGACATGCGCTGAATTGTCATTTCAACACCGCAAATGTGGCACTTAGGGGCTAAGGTCGGGCGGTAACGCTGGCGGATTTCTTCAAGTTTTTCCGCTGTCAGTTCGGTGATATCAGTCATGGCTGGCCTCCTTGCCGCGGCTAACAGACAAGTTTTTATTCACGATGGCATCCATCAGACGTGCTGCAGCTGCTTTCTGAGATGAGACATTCGCGATGACCGTTGGCCTTGTTTTCTCACAGCTGGCGCAAATACCATCCCATGATGAAATGAGGAAAAAATCTTCACGCTCGGCAATGCCGGTATTCATTACCAGGTCCTCAATCATCAGCGTGACCCCGCGAACTCCCCGACCTTCGCTTAATCTCTGCACTGCGTAGCCGAAGGCGTTGATCATCACAGCATGGAACTGGATATACTCGCGTTTGTACTCTGCCTGGTTCGTACCTTGGCGAATATCATCTAAACCAGTCAGCATTAGCCACGCATTCCACAACCCTTCAAGATCATCCTTTGAGCAGGAACCTGAAAATTTTGCCGTGGCATCACTAAGGGCTTTGAAGCTCACCCACTTATCGCTTTTAGCGGGAACGACGTTATGCTCAAAATCGGTGACTTCAGATAAGACGTCGTGTGAACTGATAAAGCTGACCATCTCCTGCGCGTTCTTATCGCGCCCGTTATAGGCCATGTTGATAGCCGCAGATGGCTTCGAAACATTATTGTTGATGTCCGAGAAAAACTGCTGCCGCGTCTTCAGCGAAAGCTTATGAGTCAGCATTAATGGCACGTGGATTGGTTCGCCAACGGTGCGGCAAAACTCTGCGATTCCAGCTGCTCGATGCTGTCCGTCAAAAAGTTTGATTTCTGCATCCATAGGGAAACGCACAACACCAACGTTGGTATTACCGAACTCCTGAAACTCAATCTCTGAGTTACAATTACCTACCAGTGGTGGGATAATGAATGGCTCTTTATTCTCATGAGCATTCAATAAGTATTCATAAAATTTCTTAGCTCTCGCTGGATTAATTTCACGCTGAGAACGTTCCAGGGTATCCCCGTAATTATCACTTGCCAGGACTCGCGCCAGGGTTCGTGCTGGCACTGTCATCATCAGGACAATTGCTCCACCCTGAACACCACGTGACGCCGGAAATTCAAAGAAATAATCGCCTATTTCGCTCATAACATCACCCATTCGTTAACCAGCCAGATACCCAATGCTGATAGAACGATGATTGCGATCAGCGCAATACCGTTCAAAATTAGCGCCTTCCTGAGAGCGCGATCGCTGAGGGATTCTGAGTTCATTTACAAAGTTCCTCCCACTGTTTAATCAGCCTCAACCTTGCCGCATTAAAGCTGTTGGCATGATAGGTAATGCGAAGGATATGGCACCCTTTGGGGCACTTAAGCGCCCCATAACGCATAAATGGGCTATGACCATGCCAGGAGAATTGAGCTAAAGCCCCACAGGTAGGGCATTTGAGGATAGTTTCTGTCATGCGGCATCACTTTCTTCAGATGATGAGGTCTGATCATTGGGTTGCTCGTCATCTTTAGGCGCAGATGTTTCATAGCGGAATTCCTGAAGAATCGACAGCACTTCGGCCTGCATTGCTGGTGGTACTTCAATGATCAGTCCGCCGCTGGTGATTTCTTTACAGGATGAGATGATTTTCAGAAACTTCCGCGCCTTTCCTGCGTTGAATTGTGGTTTGGCGATGCTCTTTGTGACTTTCGTTTTCCCGGCTGCTTCTGCTTTTTTCATCAGCCTGGCGGCTTCCCGGTCTGCATAAACGCCATGTTCACGAGAAATGCCAATCGCAATGGCATAGTTCATAGAGCCATCGCGAACCAGCTTTTTGATATACGGGGTGCATTCATGAAGCTGGAGATGTTGAAGGATATCGGACTCTGAACGCTTAACTTTTACGGCAATCTCTGCCGGACTCCATCCCTGATTCTGTAGGCGGTGATAAGCCGCACCACGTTCAAGGGGAGTAAGTGCCAGCCCTTGCGAGCTAGTCACCATAAACGCGATCTTATCGGCCTCAGTACCAACAAAATCTTTGCACTCAAGGCGCACGATATCGTGTCCCATAGCGATAGCGGCGAGCGCACCGTGATAGCGGTGGTGGCCGTCGATCACCTTTACACCACGCTCAGTAACTTCTACGGCCAGCGGCGGAATATATTCACCGGCAATAAACGCATCGCGGAACTCATCGACATGCGCCTGATTCAGTTCGCGAACGTTGTAACCTTCTTCCGCGTAAATTGAGGCGATCGGGACGTTATAGGTTTTACGGGTAGTTAACCCGGATTCTTTATCGTTATAGAGCTGGCCTAAGCTGGGCATATGGTCACCTTTTTGAATTAGGGAGTGCTTCGCTATGAGCCCCACCTGGAGGCTCATAAAACAACACACGGAATGGATGGGTTAGATGGAACCTTCGTAGATAGGCAGGTCATCGCCGAGCTGGTTTTCCATATCGGTTACGATTTCCTGGAAGGCGTGCTCAATGATTTTTTTCGGCTCGATCAGCTCATACCAGAGGACTAACTGACCGTCGCGCAGGCGGTAGCGAATACGCGCATCGATCTGGTACGGTGCGCCATTATGGAAAGGCGCGATTGCCAGGCTGATTTTTTCCGGGATTTTGGTGTTGCCTGAGCCGGATTTATCATCGCTGTACTGGAACTGACAGGTTCCGTCCTGCAGACGCTTAACCGACTTAAACTCAACCTTACGGGTCTCCTGGAATGCGAGAACCATTTCCAATAGCTCGGTACCTGACGGGCCAGAGTAGTTATCGCCAACAGGCGCGACGTTCTGGATGTTATTTTCCAGAAATTCGGCGAAGTCGATCTGGTTCATCTTTTTACCATCAGCTGCAGACCAGTCCATCCATTCGTCAGAGAAAGGACAGTCATAAACTGCTTTGTGCATTCCCCAGTGGGGGTTATCGGCGTCCTGGTGGAAGTCCAGCACCGCGACGATCCGGGTTTTGGTCTTATCGGCGAAAACAACAGAACGCGTATCACGGAATCGCTGGATATATGCGATTAGCGAACCCGGGGAAATCAGGTTTGTATTCTGGCGAATACGAGACGGGGCAATCTGGAGGCTTTCGAGCGATTTGATATCGAAGCCATCCGGGACGACGACGGACGGGATGTCGGTATTAGTTTTCAGCGTTGCAGCAACCAGATCGCGGATGTCGTGCACGGTAGAGCCTTCAATTTGAGACATTGAATAATTCCTTTAGAGAGGTGTGATGAAAAGAGGGTGGGGTTACTGAGCCAGCTTAATAGGGGCAGCTTGTGATGTTTGTTCGATAACTTTCAAATCCATCTGAACTTGCGCCGGGTCATCACGCAGCAGATCGCCATCAGCGGTAGAGAACATGATGGTATCGGCGCGGTCCAGTTCCGGGATAGTGCGGGTTACTTTTGGCGTGACCTTCATGGTGTTTTCGTCACGGGTATTCAGCATTGAACAGTTAAGGGTAAGGGTTACAGCTCCCTTTTTACCCGTTTCACGTACAGCCTTGATGACTTCTGCCAGCGCTTCGGTCAGCTCGGCATCGAGAGTGCCTTTGTTGATGTACGCCAGCTGCTGGCTAAACGGCGTGGTATTTTTGGTTTCGGACATAATTATCTCCAGTTATCAGCAGGGATCGCCTTTCTGGGTAAGAAGCCTGTACAACCAGCTCTGCCGCCAGAAGCGAACGAATGATTTAGGGTTGCGAACAGCCTGCACACCGCGAGGGACGCGCATCAGATCGCCGTAAGGGAAATTAACGTTACGGAAGGTCATATAAATCACCGATTAATTAGGTATCCGGCAGGAGTTGAACCCGCGCTGGGTTGGGCAGCCCAGCCAACACCGGAAGCGGACACATTGAATAAAAAGGGCGGTTTTCCATCAGAACATTATCCTCTTCCTCCTGTTTGATTGGTGGAAGACTGGATAACCGCCAAGACTACACACAGCAATTACTTGGATAATTCATAGTGGGAGGGGGTTACTATTTCGTGCGGCGCTCAAACAGTCTTTTCGCATTTTCCAGCGTCATTCCTTTTTCGACATAACGCCAGGTCTTACGAATACCGCCTTTTGTAAGGCGGCAATAGTTTTCGCATAATTTCCAAACTTCGAATTTATCCTCACGGGAGCGCAGGCAATATGTAATACCTCTGCTGTTAGTTTTTACGCTTAATACTTTGATAGTCACAAGATGAGCCTCTATGCAGTGGACTAGTAAAAGGCCCGAAGCCTTTGATTAGTTCACTGACCCGTATTACCGGCATCCTGCCAGGCCACGGTCCCGACGCATGGTTTTAAGTCGCGCCGTTCGACTACATTCAGCTAATTCACCGTCCGTAATGTTTACGTATGGTGTTTTTCCGCTGGTGTAATTTTAGAATACTAGGGGTATTCTTTGTTGTAAATACTCAGGGTATTTATTTTGGGTGGATTTATGATACGGATATGAATTCTAAGGGTATTTTTTTTGTGGAGGGGCGGGGAGATTGTATAGAGAAAACCCGGTGAAGTACCGGGTTTGAATCTTAAACCAAGCGCATCATGGTTTGCACAGCTACACCAATTATTTTGCAGTTACCATTGATTTCTTTCAGTGGCCACGCCGGATTGAGTCCTTTAAGGTACTTTTGGCCACCATCGATTATGAGCTTTTTGAATGTTGCTTCGTTCGCATCGACCATTTTTGCGATAACGAGACTGCCATTTATGGCATCCCGGCCTGTATCTATTAAGACTAAGGTCCCTTCAGGAATGCTAAGGCCAGTTGGCGCTGTCATCGAGTCGCCCTCGACACGCAACCAAAAGGCTTTACCAAATACCTTTGTATCGGACTCGAACCATTCATCGATCTCATCGACTGAGTAAGGCTCAATTGCCTCTGCCCAGGCTCCAGCTTGCACCCAGCTGATCAATGGATACTCCTTTCCTTGCTTATATGGACCGACCAGCTTCACATTGGATGTCTCATTTGCCAATATTTTCTGCGCTTCCTCATCAATGGAAGGGCTGAAATCAGCAATAGATACTTGCAGAATCTTTGCAAATGCAGCGGCAACGGTGAGGTTAAGAGCATTTCTCCCGTTTAGATAGTGCCCTACCGCTCCTTGCGTAATGCCCAGCTCATCAGCGATTGAGTATTGGGTGACGCCTAGCGCTTTCTTCTTTGACTCATACAGAGCTTTAAGACGTGCTGCATCTGCAAGCTGTTCTGTCGTCAGATTCTTTTTAGGTTCCATAACGTCATTCTAATACCATCACTATTAAAACTAAAAATACCTTTCATATTGACACCAATAAATACCCCAAGTATTCTTTGTTGCATGTATCAATACGGAGCGTGTCCATGAGTCGTATGACATTAGCTGATTACGCCAAGATTCACGGTCAGGAAAAAACTGCCAGCGACTTTGGCGTTATCCAATGCGCAATAAGTAAGGCTATTCGTAGCGGACGAAATATTTATGTGACCATTCAACAGGATGGAAGCGTTAAGGGAGAGGAAATTAGACCTTTCCCAAGCCATAAAAAATCGTCTTAACAAAGTCTGCCAAGTTGGTGAAGTCAATTATTCATCAAACCAGTAGTTAAAGTAACCACAGCTAATCGAGGTAAACCGTGGGTAATCAACCTGATTGGAAAGTCGAGAAACAGCCAGCCTGGCTGGTGGCCGCAATCAAAAAGACGATCGCGGAATTACCTGGCGGGTATGCAGAAGCAGCCGAATGGCTTGATGTGACTGAGAACTCCTTGTTCAACCGTCTGCGCGCTGATGGCGATCAGGTATTCCCGTTTGGGTGGGCAATGGTTCTCCAGCGCGCAGGTGGTTCACACCATATCGCGAATGCTATTGCGAAGGCCTCTGGAGGCGTTTTCGTACCGCTTACCGATGTTGAAGATGTCGATAACGGGGATATCAACCAAAGACTGATGGAGTCGGTTGAATGGATAGGAAAACACTCTCAATACCTTCGTAAGGCAACCGCTGACGGCGTAATCGATCGCGATGAACGCGCTCAAATCGAAGCGAACAGTTACCAGGTCATGGCTAAGTGGCAGGAGCATTTAGCGCTGCTTTTCATGGTCTTCTGCTCCCCTGACGACACTCCAAATGGACCTTCAAATTCAGGGTAATTAACTCTGTGAGGCTCACCACGTAAGCAGGAGGGCCAATGTACCAGGACGAATATTTCCACGTGACTATGCCCACGGTTTTTGCTCGTGAGGACGCCCCGTGGATTAAAGAGCAGTTGGCAACACTCCCGGCAGGTATGCGGGAAAAAATCGCGATGGCGTATGCGCAGGCGTACCAGGAAGCGTTCGAGGCCGAGCCGGTGTCATTCCGGCAGCAGAACGCCGCACGACGGACGGCAAACCGCCGATTGCGAGAGTTTTGCACGAGGTATACCCCAGCGGTTAGGGGATATACGTCGCTCCCACCCAGGGTTTGATTTTCTGAATCCGGGTTGGGGGAAAGGGGGCGGTGTTGGGTTTTAGCCCGAAGGGCTGGAACAGCTTTACCAGAAGAGAACGATCTAACAGATAGATCACTGTATGGGGTTGAAAACGTCGATTGGAAGTTCAGACGTTTAGCCATCCAAAAGGAGCCAAAATGATTTATTCAGACGCTAACGAAAAATGGGCCCCGGTTCCGGTTGAGCCATATTCCAAAGCCTACGAAGTCAGCAACCTCGGACGGGTACGCAGTGTCCCGCGCCTGGCTAACTCTGAATATTTTATTCGACACATTCACGGCGGTTTTCTGAAAGGCCGCCAGCGCAAAGACGGGACCAAAACCGTTACGTTGTCGGTTCAGCGTCAGCGCACTAAGTTTGTCATCGCCGAGCTGGTGGCTATGGCCTTCGGGGAGGTTACTGCTAATGCTTAATATCCAGCCACGCGAAAAACAGATCGTCGCGTTAAACATGCTGCGCAGCGCCTGGAAACAGAATAACTCCTTCATGCTCTACGCCCCTGTTGGGTTCGGCAAAACAGCAATAGCCGCGTTGATCACAGATGGCTTTGTCAGCCGTGAAATGCGCGTAATGTTTGTGGCTCCGTATACGGTTCTGCTGGACCAGACCGCAGCCCGATTCATGGAATACGGCCTTCCTGGCGAAGAAATCAGTTATGTCTGGCGTGATCACCCGTCATACAACCCCACAGCTCTGATCCAGATTGCCAGTGCGGATACGCTGATTCGCCGTGAGTTCCCGGACAATATCGACCTGTTGATCGTTGATGAAGCCCACCTGAAGCGCAAAAAACTGCTTGAGGTTATCGACAATCTTACTCGCAACACAGCAACAAAGGTGATCGGCCTTTCCGGTACTCCTTTCGCTAAGTTCCTGGGCAATTACTACCAGCGCCTGATTAAGCCAACAACGATGAAGGAACTGATCGCAATTGGTGCACTGAGCAAATATGAGTTCTATGCGCCTTCGCATCCTGACCTGTCCAAAGTGGAAACGTCATACGTAGCAGGCTATGGCAGCGACTACAAAGAAAACCAGCTCAGCCAGGTGATGAGCGAAGCCAAACTGGTAGGCGACATTGTGAAAAACTGGCTGGAGAACGGCGAAGACCGCCCGACGATTTGTTTTTGCGTCGATGTCGCCCACGCCAATTTTGTCACGGTTGAATTTGCCAGCGCTGGCGTGACGGTTGAAGTTATGACAGCCAGCACACCGCACGACGAACGACAGCTAACAATCCGCCGCTTTGAGCAGGGCATAACCAAAATCATCATTAACGTTGGTGTTCTGGTAGCGGGTTTTGATAGTGATGTTCGCTGCATTATCTTCGCCCGCCCAACCAAAAGCGAAATGCGCTGGATTCAGATTTTGGGGCGTGGTCTGCGTGCCGCCCCTGGTAAAGATCACTGCCTCATCTTCGACCACACAGGCACGGTTAATAAGCTGGGCTATCCCGACGATATTGAATACGACTATCTCCCTTCATCGTCTGATGGCATGGAAGACGCGCCGCAGAGAGCTGTTAAGACTGATGAAGCGGAAAAGCTGCCGAAAGAATGCAGCCAGTGCCACTACGTCAAACCAGCCGGGATTTACATCTGCCCGAAATGTGGTTTTAAACCGCTCGCCGGGGAAGACGTGGAAACAGATAAATCCCGTGGGCTGAAAAAGGTAAGCAAAGCGGAAGTCAAATATACCGCTGAGCAGAAGCAATCCTGGTGGTCTCAGATTCTTTTTTACCAGCGTACCCGTGCAGCGCAGGGACGCCCGGTCAGTGATGGCTGGTGTGCGCATACCTACAAACAAAAGTTTTCAGTATGGCCTCGGGGGTTACATCACACCCCGCAACAGATCACGCCTGAAGTAACGAATTTCATCAAATCAAAACAGATCGCCTTTGCGAAGAGAAAAGAGAAAGAAGGAGATGCCGCATGAATACCAAGCAAGCTGCGATTGGTCGCTGGGCGGAAATTTACAAATACTATGGCCTCCCAGGTATTACCGGGAAAAACCATCTCAAAGGAGAGTGCCCTCTTTGTGGTCGTACAGGGAAATTTCGCTGTGATGATAAAGACGGCACGGGGTCATATATCTGCGTTTGTGGCTCTGGCGATGGCTGGGCATTGCTGACTGCCAAGACAGGCAAAGAGTTTAAGGTACTGGCCTCGGAAATAGACAGGCTGATCGGGAACACCTACACCTCGGATCGCACCAGAGTAAATCCGGTGCGTACTTCTCTGGCGCAACAACGTGACAAAGTCAGCCGTAAGTTTTCGAAGCTCATCCCTCTCCGTGGTACCGGTGCAGATAGCTACCTGAAGGGACGCGGTATTAACTCCCTCCCTGCAGAGAGCATCAAGTACTGCGATAAACAGCCAGTAGATGGAAAGAACCTCCAGGCTATTTATGCGCTGGCGACAGATGACCGCGGGGAATTGTGTTATTTGCACCGCACCCTGCTTGACGGTGATAAGAAGGCGCAAACAGGCGGCGCAGCCAAGAAGATGATGAAACTGCAGGAGGACAGCTATTTAGAGTATGCCAAATCCGTTGCTATTCGCATGTTCCCAATATCCTCAACGCTGGGAATTGCCGAAGGGATCGAAACGGCTCTGGCCTGCCACCAGATCACAAAGTGCAACACCTGGGCGACGATGAATACCGCCTTCATGAAGAAATTCCGCGTTCCTGCCGGTGTAAAGAACCTCATCATTTTTGCTGACTCTGACGCGAACGCAGCAGGGCACGCCGCTGCTTTTGAATGCGCTGCGGCAAATCTGCACGCAAAGAATGATCTGGAAAGTGTCTCCGTTCGCTGGCCTGCCCAGGGGGACTTTAATGATCTGCTGCTTAACGGCTCAGAAGTATTCGAGTGGGTATTTCACCGGGGGATGAAACAGTGAAGAAACCAGCGCCTGCAAAGGTGAAAACGTACAAACCGAAGAAGTGCGCCAGCTGTGGTGAAACCTTCACTCCGGCCCGCAACCTGCAAAAGGTTTGTGGCCCGCTTTGTGCTATAGCCCACAACAGGGCACTGAAACAAAAAAAAGCGGAGGCCGAACAGAAGGACAAGCTGAAGATGCGCAAAAAGGCGCTGCTTACCCGTGGCGACTACATCAAAAAAGCCCAGTCAGCCTTTAATGCGTTTATCCGTGAACGCGACGAGGGGAAACCATGCCCATCATGCGGCACTTATCATCCACCTATGATCTTCGGCGGCCAGTGGGATTGCGGTCACTTCATGGGGGTAGGCGCCCGTCCTGAATTGCGCTTTGAAGAGAAGAATGCTTACCGGCAGTGCAAAGCCTGTAACGGTGGATCGGGTCGGTTCGCTGCAAAGAATGCCACTGTACATGCCCGCTACAGGGAGACGCTGATCGAGTGGTATGGATTGCCGCTGGTGGAATGGCTGGAAGGCCCACACGAAGCGAAGCATTACTCAAAAGAAGACCTGGAAAACATAGCGGCTAAATACCGCCGTAAAACCCGCGAACTGAAAAAGCAGAGGGCCGCATGAACTACGAACTTATCTACTGTGATCCGCCGTGGGAATACGGTAACAGAATCAGCAATGGAGCGGCCTGTAATCATTACAGCACAATGAGCATTGAAGACCTGAAACGGCTCCCTGTCTGGTCTCTGGCTGCTGATAACGCCGTACTGGCGATGTGGTATACGGGGACCCATAACCGCGAGGCTGTAGAACTGGCTGAATCATGGGGTTTCCGGGTCAGAACAATGAAAGGCTTTACCTGGGTGAAGTTGAATCAGAACGCGGCTGACCGATTCAATAAGGCGTTAAGTACCGGTGAGCTGGTGGACTTCAACGATCTGCTTGAGATGCTGGACCGTGAGACGCGAATGAACGGCGGCAATCATACCCGGAGCAATACAGAAGACGTCCTGATAGCGACCAGGGGAACCGGACTAACCCGCGCCAGCGCATCGGTGAAACAGGTCGTTCATACCTGTCTTGGTGAGCACAGCGCTAAACCGTGGGAAGTAAGGAACAGATTGGAGCAATTATACGGCGATGTGAAAAGGATAGAACTATTCGCTCGGGAAGAGTGGAAAGGATGGGATCGCTGGGGAAATCAATGCAACAACAGTATCGAAATTATTACCGGACTGATTAAAGAGGTGAACCATGCAGCGTGATATTCAACTGGTACTCGAACGGTGGGGAACCTGGGCTATTAGTGAAGGCTCTCAGGTTGATTGGTCACCAATTGCAGCGGGTTTTAAAGGCCTCCTGTTAAATACCTCAAAGTCTCGCGAGTCATGTTGTGACAATGACGGCCTTATTGTAGACGCTGCCGTAGGAATGCTTAAACGAGCTGGCCGGGACGATGAGTTAAATCTGGTGATGTTGCATTACATGCATAACGTTTCTAAATCGACTATTGCCCGCTGGGAAAAATGTTCTGAGGGAAAAATACGCAACAGGCTAATGATAGCCGAAACGTTTATTGATGCCTGCATCATTATGAGTGGTGCCAGATTAGAAATGGATGATTGGGCCCATAAAAGAGAAGTAGAGAAAGTTGCATAAAAGCCTATTCGTTACGAATTTTATATATTAATGTGTTAAGAGTGGTCACTTAGACACGAACTTAAATATTACAGAACCTCGCCAATTGGCGGGGTTTTTTCATTTCAGGCCCAGGCTAAAAATTGCAGATTAACCGTGAAACGCATGAGCCTGCGGCCTGAATTCTTTCCCCTCGTTCTGAGAGGATTCACAGCAATTGAGGGGGACCGATGTCCGAACCAATAACCGGCACAGGCTTAGCTGGTGGCGCTTTAACTGGGGCGAGTGTTTACGGTCTGTTAACCGGTACTGACTACGGTGTTGTGTTCGGGGCATTTGCCGGTTCTGTCTTTTATATAGCGACAGCGGCAGATTTGAGCGCCCCACGACGGATGGCCTATTTCGTTGTGTCCTATATCGCTGGAGTTTTGTGCTCCGGGCTGGTCGGTTCTAAGTTATCCGACCTGACCGGGTATAACGATAAGCCTCTGGATGCAATTGGTGCCGTAATCATTTCGGCATTGGCCGTAAAAATACTCACCTTCCTGAACAATCAGGATATTGGCTCGCTGGTGGCGCTAATAACGCGCCGGGGAGGTTCCGGTGGTACTAAATGATCCTACTGCAACCATCAATGCGCTGTTATGTGCAGGTGTCGTTGTTACGTTGATGTTCTATCGCCGCAGAGACTCACGACATCGTAAGTGGGTGTCGCGGCTGGCATGGCTGATAACAGTGATATACAGCTCTGTGCCGCTGGCGTATCTGTGCGGCATTTATCCCTATTCATCATGGCCCACCATTGCGGCCAATATCATGATCCTTGTTGTGCTGCTGAGCGTAAGAGGCAATGTAGCGCGGCTGGTTGATGTACTGAGGCACTAATGAATCAAACACAATTCCAGAAGGCGGCTGGTATCGGCGCCGGGTTAGCTGCGCGCTGGTTTCCGCATATTACAGCCGCGATGAAAGAGTTTGGCATCACTTCCGCTATCGACCAGGCAATGTTCATTGCTCAGTGCGGCCATGAAAGCCTCGGGTTTAACAGGGTAGTGGAGAATTTCAACTACAGCATCGCCGGGCTTGCTGATTTTGTTCGTTACGGCAGGTTAACGCAGGAGCAGGCCAATTCCCTCGGGCGCAGCCAGTCGGAAACAGTGTTACCTCTGGAGCGCCAGCGGGCTATCGCCAACATTGTCTATAGCAAGCGGTTGGGTAACAACAGGGCAACTGATGGCTGGGTTTATCGAGGGCGCGGACTTATTCAAATAACCGGGCTTTCTAATTACCGGGACTGCGGCAACGGGCTGAAAGTTGATCTGGTGGCTCAGCCAGAATTACTGGAGCAGTCCTCCTATGCGGCCCGTAGTGCAGCATGGTTCTATGTCTCAAAAGGTTGCCTGAAATATCCGGGTGATCTTGTCCGGGTCACGCAGATTATCAACGGCGGGCAAAACGGGATTAATAACCGGCGCGCCCGCTTCCTGAAAGCAAAATCGGTGCTGGTGGGGTGATTATGGGAATCGAAGCTATCGCGGGGCTGGTGGTTGTCATCCTGGGTGCTATCGCTGGGGCATTCGGCATCGGCCATGCACGCGGAACCAGTAATGCAGAAGCCAAAGCCGATCTGCAGCGTACTGAAGAGAACGCCGTCGCCACCGTCGCCGCGGCAGAACGTAAGGCGGAAGTCACGAAAGAGGCCAACGATGTACAGCAGACTGTTAGCCATATGCCTGATGACGATGTTGATCGGGAGCTGCGCGAAAAGTTTACCCGCCCCGGTGGTGGTTGATACCGCGTGCAGCTGGGTACGAATTATCTACCTGACCGACCATGATATCGATGTGCTGGATAAGCAGACCAAGCGCGACATTCTGGCGCACAACAAAGCAGTGCAGGCTAACTGCGGCAAGGTAAACAGAAATGAACATACATAATGTTAACGCTGCTTCTATCTTATGCGAACGGCTTAAGGAACTTGAAGGGCAACACTCACTCGTCGCACGCGGGGAAGGGTTAGGAATCACGATTCAGAGTCGTTATCAGGATGATGATTTTGTTAATGCGGTACGCAGGAGTGTTACCGGAGAGCTTAGCCGACGCATTGGAGCCGTAAAGCATCAGCTTACTGAATTAGGCATAACGTCATTTACCAAAGAGCAGTAGGCATTCAACTTACCTAATCGCTAACCCCACTAAGGTATAAATCAACCTTCATCCCCACGTGAGGATATTACAGAAGCCGCTAAGTTAGTGGCTTCGATAATGCTCCCCACATCGCATAGAGGTAAGACATGTCAGAGATCACCGCATCCGAGCAAATCCGCCTGGATATCATCAAGAAAGTTAACTACGACACCGCAGCGGCCAAGCTGGCCATTGACTGGGTCGGCGACAGCTATCTGAAGTCTGAGCTTTTCGCAGACTCCTTTGATCGTGTTTTCACGGAAAGCGAGATTGTCTCGAAGACCCGTAAGGCCATCCAGGAAGCGACTGAAGCGTTGGCGCTGTTTGATACCGGCGCTGAGCAGGCCAGCTAAGGCATTACAGCAGGCATTCAATGAGTGCCTGTGATAATGCAAAAAACATTTTGGATGAGAAAAATTTCTGCCTTGAGGGTAAGATGCTAGTTCCTGTAAATCGTAAGGAGAAACCATGCATATTACCTTTAAGGATATTCAGCAGCGATATAAAGAATTGCAGACCAAATTCAGTAATCGTAAGTCTGAATTGCAAGAATCGGCTAGAAAGTTAGTTTCTGAATATAAAGACTCTCTATCCCTGCCATCAGATTCATGGATTGATGCCAATAAAGTACCCCACCCATATGTTTGTGTGGGTAAATTTAACGAAAAAAGGTTGTTCCAGCAGATGCCTATTGCTGGATTTGATCTCGATAACGAGTACAGATTGAACTTCAAAATTTCGACCGTCGTTGACGACTCGGAGTATGGTGGCGGCTCACATCATTTAGTTTCCGTTTCCATGTGGAAATCCAATGGGAGATTGAATGTTGAGTTAGCTGAAGGTAAAAAATCATTCTTAGTTTCCGATCCAGATGATAACAATGCATTCTTTGAAGTTTGTCGTGGTATCAAAGAGTTAGTAGTTTCAGGTGTTACTGACTCTCGCTTAGATTGATGTAATTCTTATGACTTTTTCGAAATGAAGCCACCGGCATTTGCTGGTGGCTTTTTATTGGAGTGAATATGGCTTCCAGTTCACCCTGGCATCACCTCTATAACACCAAACGTTGGTACCGGCTGCGTTATCACCAGCTTCAGAAGCAACCACTCTGCGAGTTTCACCTCAGGCGAAATCAGGTGATATCCGCAACCGTTGTTGATCACATCAAACCTCACAAGGGCGATGAAAACCTCTTCCACGACCCGGACAATCTTCAGTCGCTATGCAAGCGCTGCCACGATTCGGTTAAGCAACGTATGGAGAAGGGCGGAACGGTTACCGAATTCGACAATGAAGGCAGGGTTATCTGGTAAAAGGAGAGCGCAATGCAAGATATGAAGATTGAATACCGCGATGGCAAACTGGTGGAACTGAGCATTGATGGTGTGAGTTTTCTTTCTGCGTCCGCCATCTCCTTTAGTCACACAGCAAACGAGACGCCACCAACGATCATCCTGACAATGTCTGTCGGTGTCGGTGAGCGCCTCGTGCCCGCCAGCCCTCCCCGCGAAAATCTGCGGATTATCGAGAAATGATAACTTTTCTCATTTTCAGCCCGAGAGGGTGGGGGGAGTGGTAAAACTCTGGCGGCAATCGTAAAAAGACCGCGCCCCCAGTTTTCTTTTCAAAAACGTCCAGAAAAAAAGGAAAAAAGCGATGGCACAGCGAGGCAGAAAATCTCTTGCCGCGACGACGGCTGTGTCGCTTCCGGCTCTGGCTGAAAGCAGGCTGCAGCCCTCGTTACACCTTAGCGATCCAGAGATAAACGTTTGGATCAGACTGGTTAACGATAACCCGGCCAGCTCATTTACTGAAACACATCGCGACATGATGGAAATGTACTGTCGGCATGTGGTGCAGGCGAGACTGTTAACCACTCAGATCGAGGAGTTTGAGCTGGAGTGGCTGGCTCGGGATGATGGGCTGAAGCGCTACGATAAATTGCTCACGATGCGCGAACGTGAAGTACGGTCTGCGTCTTCACTGGCAACGCGACTGCGTATCACCCGGCAGGCGACTGCTGATCCTAAAACAGTAGGACGCGCCAACAAAAATCTGCCGCGGGAGAAAAAACCCTGGGAAATTGAATAAGGCTCTTCGATGGCTAAAAAAACTCTGACAAGAGCCGAGAGGAATATCCTCTGGTGCGAAAGAAATATTTATATTCCCGAAGGTAAGTTTGTCGGCCAGCCGCTGAAAATGGCTGAGTTCATGAAGGATGACTTCAGAGCCATTTTCGACAACAAGCATGGTACACGTCGCGCAATCATCAGTCGCGGGCGAAAAAACGCCAAAACGGTGGAAACCGCCATGCTGATGCTGCTCTACCTGGTAGGGCCCGAGGCTGCACCGAACTCGCAGCTGTATTCTGCGGCACGCTCACGCGACCAGGCGGCCATTCTGTTTAACCTGGCCTCGAAGATGTGCCGGATGAACCCGGTACTAATGCAGTACGTTGCGATCAAGGATTCAGCTAAAGAAATCCACTGCCCTGAGCTGGGTTCTTATTACCGCGCACTGAGTGCCGAAGCTACCACGGCCTACGGTTTCTCGCCGCGATTTGTCGCACACGACGAACTGGGCCAGGTGCGTGGGCCGCGAGATCCGCTTTATGAAGCGCTGGAAACCGCCACCGCTGCACAGGATAACCCTATTTCGATAATCATCAGCACCCAGGCGCCCGATGCGAGCGACCTGCTTAGCCTGCTGATTGATGATGGCCTGACCGGAGCCGATCCCCGGACGGTGGTCCGGCTTCAGACCGCGCCGGAAGATATCGATCCTTTCTCTGTCGAGGCCATCAGGCTGGCAAACCCGGCCTTCGATGTGTTCATGAACCAGAAAGAAGTGCTGGATATGGCCGCCAGTGCGAAACGCCTGCCGTCTCGCCAGGCAGAGTTTGAGAACCTTGTTTTAAACCGCAGGGTTGAAGCGAAAAGCCCGTTCGTTAGCCAGAGTGTATGGCATATGAACAAGGAGGAACCCGGCGAACTTGCGGGGGCTACCGTCTGGGGCGGGCTCGATCTTTCCAGCGTGTCAGACCTGACCGCACTGGTGCTGAACACCACGCAGGGCGATGTGCACTGTAAATTCTGGCTACCAGAGGAAGGGCTGGCAGATAAGGCGCGTAACGATCGTGTGCCTTATGACATATGGGCGAAGCAGGGCTGGCTAAACACGACACCTGGTAAGGCTATCGAGTATGGATTTATCGCGAGGGAGCTGCGGCGCGTTTTTGATCTCTGTAACGTCAGGGCGCTGGCGTTTGACCGCTATAACATGCGCTTCCTTCGCCCGCATCTCATCGATGCTGGTTTCACAGATGTGGAGCTAGAACGATTCGTAGAGTTCGGTCAGGGGTTTGTTTCCATGTCGCCTGCGCTCAGGGAGCTGGAAGCCAAACTCCTCGGTGCGCAGCTGAAGCACGGCAATCACCCGATCCTCGAAATGTGCGCCAAAAACGCCACGGTAATCACTGACCCTGCCGGTAACCGCAAGTTTGTGAAAGGTAAGTCGAGCGGACGTATCGACGGCATGGTAGCGCTGGCGATGTCTATCGGCGCGCAGACCAGTGATGAGGTAGAGGAGCAGGGTGACGTTAATGATTTCATTTACAACTTTTTGAGCGTGTAAAAATGGCAGATACCGATTACAGCATTGACCTGCGGACGCGATCGCCATTCTGGGCGCGCATGGCCTCTATTCTGACCGGCGGCCGCCTGGTGACACCCGATAAGGGCTCGCAGATGGCGGGCACGTCAGCGCACGGTGTGGTTGGTGATTCTGTTGTGACTGATGAGCGTAATATGCAAATCAGTACGGTATGGGCCTGCATCAGGCTAATCTCCACCGTAACAGCATCTTTACCACTCGATGTTTATCAGACCAAAAATGATCAACGCACTAAAGTGGACAACAGTCACCCCCTTGCGAAACTGCTGAGATTCCGTCCCAACAACTTCATGACCGCTCTTGAGTTTCGTGAAGCAATGACTATGCAGCTATGTGCCTATGGTAACGCTTATGCACATGTTGAGCGAAACAGTGTTGGGGACGTGATTAGCATGGTTCCACTGATGAGTGCCAATATGGAAGTTCGGCTCAGCGATAACGGTAAAAATATTATCTACCGCTACCGACGGGATACTGAATACGCTGACTTTTCACAGAAAGAAATTTTTCATCTCAAAGGATTTGGCTTTAATGGTCTGACTGGTCTTTCGCCGCTGGCATTCAGTGCGAAGTCTGCTGGTGTGGCCATAGCGATGGAAGATAACCAGCGTGAATTTTTCGCCAATGGTGCGAAGTCACCGCAGATCCTGATGACTGACGGCAAGGTGCTGACGAAAGAGCAGCGCGGGCAGTTGGAAGAAAACTTTAAGGAGATTGCTGGTGGCCCGGTCAAAAAGCGGCTTTGGATCCTTGAGAGCGGCTTCACCACGCAACCTATCGGCGTTTCGCCTCAGGATTCAGAAATTCTGGCTGCGCGTAAATTTCAGGTCGCCGAACTGGCGCGATTTTACGGCGTGCCTCCACATCTGGTCGGCGATGTGGACAAAACCACCTCCTGGGGATCGGGGATTGAACAGCAAAACCTGGGCTTTCTCCAGTATACCCTCAAACCCTACCTTGATCGGTGGGAGTACAGCATTGAGCGCTGGCTGGTCAAAGAGTCAGAACAGGGCGTCATTCACGCCGAGCATAACCTCGACGGGCTGTTGCGCGGAGATTCAACGAGCCGGGCATCATTTATGCAAATCATGGTCAATACCGGGATTCGGACCGTTAACGAGGTTCGAAGGCTGGATAACCTGCCGCCACTGCCCGGAGGTGATGTGGCGACACGGCAGTCGCAGAACGTGCCCATTACCGATCTCGGAACAAACAAAGAGCCCCGCAATGCCGGGGCTTAATTTTTATGGGGGCTATGATGCCTGACATTCAGAAGACGCTGGCTTTCGACCAGACCGAAATCAAGTTCATCGGCGACGGCAGTAAGGGAACATTTGAAGGGTATGCATCGGTTTTTAATAACACCGACGCCGATGGCGACATTATTTTGCCTGGTGCTTTCGCTGGTGTGATTGCTAACCAGAGCCGCAAGGTGGCCATGTTCTTTAACCACCAGACACGTGCTATCCCGGTCGGTAAATGGGATGCCATGCATGAAGATGACAAGGGGCTATTTGTCCGCGGTCAACTTACTCCAGGGCTTAGCCTGGCCGAAGACCTGAAAGCTGCCATGCAGCATGGCACGGTTGAAGGGATGTCAGTGGGGTTTTCCGTTGGGCCTGATGATTACACCGTTGGCACGTCAGGTCTCATCTTCAAAAACATCTCTTACCTGCGGGAAATTAGCGTCTGTACTTTCCCGGCCAACGAGCTCGCTGGCGTAACGGCCATGAAGAGCATCGACAGCATCAAATCTATTCGCGATGCGGAGGCCTGGCTGAGGGATTCAGTCGGGCTTTCGCGTTCTGAAGCACAGGCATTTATCGCCCGTGTTAAGTCTGCAGGCCGAAGCGAGTTCGGTAGCGACGACATTGACGCGCTGGCACAGCGCATTAACTCATTTGCCGCTAACCTGCGGACACCTTAACGGAGTAACACATGTCTGAATTATCTGTACTGGAAAAAGCTATCGAAAACTCCCAAAAAGAAGTAAAGGAGCTTATCGAAGAACAGCGTAAATCCATCAACCAGACCGGTGAAATCAACAAGCAGCTGCAGACCGATCTGACGAAAACACAGGAAGAACTGAAAGCCACCGGTACCCGCCTGTTCGATCTTGAGCAGAAACTGGCCGGCAACTCTCCTGATCAGACTACGCAGAAGTCATTTGCTCAGCGCGTATCTGAAGACCTGATGAAGGGCTGGGACGGCTCGCGTACCAAAGCGAAAGTCACCAGTTTTGATAAAGCGATTGGTTCCGGCGCTGCGTCAGCAGGCGCCCTGGTCCAGCCGCAGCAGCTGCCGGGTATTCTTATGCCGGGTCTTCGCCGTCTGACCGTGCGTGACTTGCTGGCACAGGGGCGTATCACCAGTAACGCGCTGGAATACGTGCGTGAAAACGTGTTTACCAACGCTGCAGCACCAGTGGCAGAAGGTACCCTCAAGCCGGAAAGTAATATCACCTTCACCAAAGAAACGGCGAACGTGAAAACTATCGCCCACTGGATCCAGGCATCGCGCCAGATCATGGATGATGCCCCGGCGCTCGAGTCTTACATCAATTCCCGCATGATGTACGGACTGGCGCTGGTGGAAGAGAACCAGATGTTGAACGGGGACGGTACCGGCGATAACCTGCAGGGGCTCAACGTAGTAGCGAACGACTACGAAACCACACTCAACGCAACCGGAGATACTGGCGCTGATGTTCTGGCACACGCCATCTATCAGGTATCGCTGAGTGAGTTTGAAGCCGACGGCATCATTCTGAACCCGGCGGACTGGCACCGTATTGCTCTGCTGAAGGACGCTAACGGCAATTACATCCTCGGTGGCCCGCAGGCGTTTGCCTCGAAAGTGCTTTGGGGGCTTCCGGTGGTGTCGACCACGGCGCAGACGGCAGGCAAATTCACCGTTGGCGCGTTTGGCCTGGCCTCGCAGGTTTGGGATCGCATGGATGCCACCATCGAGATCAGCAACCAGGACCGCGATAACTTCGTTAAAAACATGCTGACCATCCTTTGCGAAGAGCGCCTGGCGCTGGCCCACTATCGCCCGGCAGCGATTGTGACGGGTGATATTGCTGTCAGCACTGGTGCATAACAAAAGGGCGCGGCCAGCAATGGCCGCGTAAACGCGATGAAAATTAAAGCTCTCCGTATGTTCTCGCATTATCACCTGGGTACGGTATCTCAGGGGGAAATCCGCGAGGTGCATAAAGAAATCGGCGAAGTACTGGTGAAACTGCATCTGGCCGAGGCGGTTGAGCCGGAAAAGGCAACGGACTCTGGTTCTGCGGAGCCTGTAAAAGCCAAACCAGGGGGTAAAGGTGGAAATAAGCGAGGAACAGCTGGCGCAGATAAAGGCGCATCTGAAGGTTGATGGTGACGACGAAGATACGCTTATTTCTGCCTATGCGTCGGCCTCCATCGATTATGTTGAGCGGTTCTGCGACGGTGCGCTGGTCGAAACATTAACGCCGCCAGTGGAAGGGGAAACTCAGCCCCGTGAGGTTATTTTTACTTCCGGCATCTGGGCGGCAATGCTTTTGCTGATTGGACACTGGTATGCGAACCGCGAAGCGGTAGCGCAGAACCTTTCGGAAGTTCCGCTGGGTGTTGAAGCGCTTCTGATTAGGCACCGGAGGTGGAATTAATGGGCTGCTCAGGATGTGCTAAACGGCGTGAATGGTTAAAAAAGTGGACAAAAATAGCCTATGAACGAGCAACTGGTAAACGCGTTGATAGCAGCGCTGAGAGAACAAACAGCAGCACAGAGAGAGCAGACGGAAGCGATAAACCGCCTGGCTGAGTCTAACGTCGCCCTGTCCGATGTAATTATCCAGTCCCTTGCCGGCGATCTCGATGAGGCGCCAGAGCAGCAAACCTATCTGAGCGGGAAACCCAGGGGGTGATATGCAGGCCGGGAAATTGCGTCACAGGATCACCCTGCAGGAGCCGGTAAAAGAACAGAACCCGACAACGGGAGCCGTGATTAATACCTGGCGCGATGTCGCAGCGATTTGGGCCGAAGTCGCTCCTTTATCCGCACGTGAGTTTATCGCCGCCCAGGCCTCTCAGGGCGAAGTTACCACACGGATAACGATTCGTTATCGTGAGGGCGTCACCCGCAAACATCGGATCCTGTTTCGTGGCCGCATCTACAACATTGAGGGCGTTTTACCTGACCCCCGGAGCGGCAGGGAATACCTGACACTACCATGTTCAGAGGGGGCTAACGATGGCTGATGGCGTAGAAGTAAACCTGACTGGCCTCGATTCCGTCCTGGGGAAACTGGATGCCGTCTCACAGGTCACTCGCGATAAATCCGGTCGTGCAGCGCTGCGTAAAGCGGCGAACGTCATCAGGGACAGAGCGCGCAATAATGCCGCGCGGGTTGATGACCCTCTCACCAAAGAGGCTATCTACAAAAACATTGTGGTCAGCTTCAGCAGCAAGGCGTTTCGCAGAACCGGCGATCCAACGTTTCGTGTCGGGGTGATGGGCGGCGCCAGGCAATACGCCAATACAAAGGCCAACGTCCGAAAAGGCAGGGCGGGTAAAAGTTATAACACTGCCGGAGATAAAGGTAATCCCGGCGGGGATACCTGGTACTGGCGATTCCTGGAGTTCGGCACAGAACATGCTGCAGCGAGGCCAATAATCAGGCCTGCACTGAATGGGGTCGATGCCGATGTGATTAACGTTTTTGCTTTGGAGCTGGAAAAGGCCATTGATCGCGCTGTGCGTCGAGCAGCTAAAAAGGGGACTCCGGTATGATTGCTCCAATATTTGCAGTTTGCGCAGCCAGCCAGGCAGTCAGGGATTTGTTAGGTTCTAATCCCGTGCGGCTTTATCCGTTCGGTATGCAGGACGATAATATCGTTTACCCCTATGCAGTCTGGCAAAACATAGGTGGCTCCCCTGAAAATTATCTGAACCAGCGGCCAGATGCAGATCACTATTCTCTGCAGGTTGATGTCTATGGTGATACTGACACCGACGTGATCTCCGTTGCCCGTGCTTTACGCGACGCGATTGAGGGCAAGGCCTATATCACCCGATGGGGTGAACAAAGCCGCGATCCTGAAACAATGCGATACCGCTATTCCTTCGATGTTGACTGGATAACGACCAGATAACCAACAACCCCAAACTGACCCGCCTTGTGCGGGTTTTTCTTTTATGGAGACAAAACATGTCTGTATTAACGCAAGGCACGCAATTTTTTGTGCTCAAGTCTGGCGTGGTCAGCGAGGTTGAATGCATCACCAGTTTCAACCCCGGCGGCAATCCTGCCGATCAGATTGAAGATACCTGTCTGAGTGAGCGGGATTCCAGAACCTACAAAAAGGGGCTTAAAACGCCTGCGGCCGCAACCGTCGGGCTTAATGCTGATCCGACGAACGCCAGCCACATTATGTTGCATGGCCTCGCTGAAGCGAATGACCAGACGCCGTTAACTTTTGCGGTTGGCTGGTCAGATGGAACCAGTGTCCCGACAGCCGCCGCTTCTGGCGCTGAGGATGCTGTTGATGGCCTGGTACTGCCATCGGATCGCACCTGGTTCATTTTCCAGGGTTACGTTTCCGATTTCCCGTTTGATTTTCAGGGTAACGCTGTTGTGACGACCTCCGCCACGATCCAGCGGTCTGGCTCTTCCGTATGGGTGCCGAAGGCCGCAGCGTAATTAATATGCCCGGTTATCCGGGCTTTTCTATTCAGGAGCTGAAATGCAACTTACTCTCGATACGTTAAAAGAAACCGGTGCTTTTACCGGGCGTCCCGTGGAAAAAGAAATTAAGTGGAAAGGCCGAGACGGGAAAGAGCACAAGGTGACCGCCTATGTCCGTCCAGTGGGTTACCACTCCACGAAAGTCGACTTGCTGGCATCAAAAGGGAAAGTCGACCCAGTTGCCGGACGTATTGCTGCCCATATCTGTGATGCGGAGGGAAATCCTATTTTTACTGAATCCGATATTCTGGGAACGGCCTCTGAAGACCGTGGCGCGCTCGATGGCCCGATAGTTATCGCTTTGCTGGTAGCGATTCAGGAGGTTAACGAGCTGGGAAAGACTACGAGCTAACCGGTGAGGATGAGTTCTGGTGCGAAATGGTTATGAACGGCATCGGAGGCCGCACCATCGCAGAGGCTCAGGAACGGATGAGCCGTAGGGAATTTCTGGTTTGGCTCAAGTACCGTGAGAAGTACGGACAGCTCAATATCATGATGCGTACCGAGTGGGGGGCTGCGCTGGTGGCTTCTGTCCTTGCGAACATCAATAAGGCTCCAGGCACTCCACTTTTCAAGATTAGTGACTTTGCCCCCCACTTGCATGCAATCCCTATAAGTCTTGAAGAAGCTATGAAAAATTGGAGTTAGTAAAAATTATTCTTTTCAACCTTTGTTGTCCTCATTACCCTTGGTAGGATTATGATGAATTCAATAGAGGGATAAGGATATGAAAACAGTATCAGTATTGAGCGCAGCGATTCTTTTAAGTGGGTGTGCTGCGATGGATAATTCAAAGGATACACGCCTTAATTCATTCTCAGGAATAACATATGAAAACAATGGTACTTATGAGACCATAAAAAAATATGTTAAGGAAAGTGCAGGAAAGATTAATAAGGAGCGGGTTAGATTATGTATTGCAAGGAATGTTACTAATAATGGCGTTCAGTTAAATGATTCATCTTCAAGCTTTGTAGGTGCTTATACAGGGAATTATTATAACATTGAAAAAAGCACCACCATCCAAGGTGGGGAAGTTATAAATACAGCTGCCTCATCATCAGATATAGTTGTTGCTAATGGAACTACATCTTATCAATATGATGCTGGGATTGTCATGGTGGAAAGAGTGGTTAAATTTACGATGGATATTACACCATCAGCAACAGGCATTAAATATACATTCTCGAACATACAGCAAGCGCAAAAAGATACTGGGGCAGTATCAAATTCTGGGTTTGCACCTATAGGTGTCTGGAAGGCTGCTGGTGGCTATCAGGCGATTAATGCATTAGATAATATTTCCTCTGAAATAAATAAGTGTATGTCTGAGGGATAGTGTTATTTTGTAACTAGGCCCCTTTATGGGGCTTTTTTTTTGGAGGTAACTTTATGTCTGGAAAATCCCTTGGCACATTAACAATTGACCTTATAGCAAAAGTGGGTGGTTTTGTTCAGGGGATGGATAAGGCTGAAAGATCATCACAAAAATGGCGCGATAAAGTTAAGAAAGATGCTGCTGAGGTGGGGTCCGCTCTGGCCGCAATTGGTACTGGAGCCGCGGCGGTTGCAATCGGCATAGGTACCGCTGGTATTACTCTGGTAAAAAATACTTCAGATCATATCACTGCAACTGATCGTTGGGCTAAATCCTTAAAAATGTCTACTCAGGATTTGCTTTCATGGCAGTTTGCTGCCGAAAAAGCAGGTTTAACAGGGGATAACATTGCAGACATATTTAAGGATATTAATGACAAAGTTGGTGATGCTGTACTGAATAAGTCAGGCGAAGCCGCTCAAGCGTTGGATACACTCGGGCTTTCCGCAGAAAAACTAGCCCAGCAAACTCCTGATAAGCAACTGATAGCTATCAGCGAAGCGTTACAGAAAATTCCTTCTCAGGCTGGGAAAACCAATATTCTTGAAAGTTTGGGTAACGATTTGTCAAAAATGCTGCCGTTGTTCGACAACAACAACGAAAAGCTAAAGCAATTCATCCAGTTATCAAAGGATTTTGGCGTAGCTCCGCCGCAGGAAGATATTGATAACTTGGTTAAAGTTAATCAGTTTTTTCAAGATATAGAGAGCAGTGCGCAGGGGTTAAAGATAGAAATTGCCAGTGGGCTAGCAAAAGTTGACCTCTCACCAATTCAGCATGGGCTTGATGACATCAGGGAAGTTTTTACGGATCCTGCGGTGCTTTCAGGTCTAGCAAAACTTGTTGGTGGGGTTGCTGAGCTGGTTGGCTGGATGGGTAAGTTAAGTTCTGAATCGGCTAACTTCATCAGTAACTTACTAGAAGTGCCAGACAGGTTTAAGGCTGGCGGCTGGTACGAGTTTGAAAAAAACAAAAGGCTAGCAGCGATAGCTGGTACTCTTCAATCAGATATGGGGGTAATTACTAAACCAACTTCAAATTCTGATTTGCTAATAAATAACAACCTGCTTCCCGGTCAGAGTAACCAGAAACAACCTAAAAAGCCTGATAAT